CCGCCATTTATTATTAATAAATGTCTTTCTGGATTTGTTGATACAATTCTTTTCTCCAATGAAATGAATATGAATCATCATCTAGATAATGATATGCAATATTCGTTTTATCTAAATAGTCTAAGGAAAAAGAAGAGATTTTCTCCCTGGCTCCGAAAGGATAAAATCAAAGACCTTGATTATGTCAAACGATACTATGGATATAGTAATGAAAAGGCACAACAAGCTTTGAAAATTCTGACTAAAGAACAACTTAATTTTATTAAATCGAAATTTGAAACTGGAGGAAAAAAATGAGTGTCGTTCAAGAACCCGAAGTAAAGTGGTCTGTTGAGCAAATGGTTGAGGTAATTCTCAACGAACCTGATGATTTTTTGAAAGTCCGTGAAACTTTGACTCGCATCGGAGTTGCATCAAGGAAAGAAAAGAAAATCTATCAGTCTTGCCATATTCTGCATAAGCAAGGTAGATATTATCTTGTCCATTTTAAGGAATTATTTGCACTTGATGGTAAGCACGCAAATCTTACTGTTAATGACGTTCAGCGTCGTAATCGTATTGCTCAGTTACTTGCTGATTGGGGTCTAATTACAATTGTTGACGTATCTAAAATTCAAGATATTGCACCACTCAATCAAATTAAAGTTCTTTCATATAAGGACAAAGGTGATTGGATTCTTGAAACCAAATACAATATTGGTTCCAAGAAAAAGCGTGTAGAAGAGACCGAATGATTTTGTAGGGAGTTCCACACTCCCTTTTTTATTGTTTTTTGATATATAATAATATCAGATGCCTTTATGGGTCTGATATTTTATACTCGCTTACAAGGAGAACAATGACAAATCTTACTACCTGGAAACTAAACACGTCCGACCTTCCAAATCTATTTGATAGAATTCAAAGATATGGTCTTGGATATGATGACTATTTCTTCGATAAGTTTTATAATCTTCACGAAACTTCATCGAATTATCCACCATACAATTATATCAAACTAGATAATGTAACAGCAAAACTTGAAATCGCACTTGCTGGATTTAAAAAGAAGGAGGTCAATGTCTACACACAAGATGGTAAACTCTTTGTCGAAGGCAAAAAAGAAGATAAAGAGACGGAAACCACTTATATTCACAAAGGTCTGGCTCAACGGAGTTTTACACGAGTCTGGACAATCTCTGAAGATACGGAAGTTAGATCAGTTGATTTTGAGGATGGGATTTTGACTGTGGTATTTGGTAGAGTAGTTCCTGAGAATCATAAGAGGAAAGATTGGTTCTAAATAATTAAGAATATCGTCGGCGCAGTAGAGGGGGTAACCTGGCAAAATTCAGGTTGACACCCCCTTTTATTTTTGCTATAATGGATGGAGGATAGTTAGTAAAAAAATGTCTATCAAAGTGGTCCTGTTAAAGACGGGAGAAAAAATAATTACCGATATTAAAGAGTTAGTTCTTGAAGAAAAAGTTACTGGATATCTATTAAAAACCCCAGTAAAGATTGAAAGAGTTTCAAGGATTGTTCTTTCTGAATCTGAAAATTATGACGATAATGGCAGTCTTACTGTTCAAATGTCTCCTTGGATTGAATTTACTGAGGAAAAAGAAATCCCTGTAAATATTGATACAGTCGTTGCAATAGTAGAACCGTTGGAAAATCTTAAAGAACTTTATTTGGAGAAAGTAAATGGAAAAATTGAATCAGACAGTGAAGTGTATTTTACTGAAGAATGATGTAGTATTAGTTTCTGAAATTATTGAAGTCGGTTCTGAACTTGGAGAGCCAGATTGTAAACTGGTCAATCCATACCAATACAATGGAAATGGTGCTATAGTAAGGTGGAACTCTCACTTGACAGACCAAAATGAGTTTATGATACATTCTGATAGTATCTTAACCATTCTTGAACCAACTGGAGAAATTCTTAAATCATACTTTGAATTAGTTTTGTAATGAATTAAATACTTTTTTTCTTTTTATATCGGGCGTACCATCCTGCGTATTTGCCCGTTTTATAATTTCCATTATTTTCGCCAGATACATCAGAGTAGTCTCTTTGTTTGCGAGTTCCATTTTTATATCCTTGCTTCAAAGTTTCACTTCTTTTTTTATTACTTTCTATGGAGTTAGTTTTTCCTTTTCTATTTGATGTCTTTCCTTTTTTTGAATTAGATATTTTTTTCTTGGTTTCTTCTGTATGTTTGAAACCGACAGACCCTTGACCTCCATTATTACAGTTATATCCTTCAGTAAAAGTGTGATAGTAATTAATCCAATACTTCTCTCTTTTATCTAAAAGTGATTTATTGCATTCTTCAATTAATTCAATTTTAAAATTATTTTTCGGATATTTTCTTAGTGCGTGGTATAATGGTGTATCAACTCCTTTTTTTGCCTGGTGAAAATGCTGATATATTCTTTTGTGTAAAGGTTGTATAGTTTGACCTATATATCTTTTTTTAGATAGATTATTGTATATTGAGTAGATACACGCCATTATTATTAAATTAATCCACAATTATTTATGTCTTTTCGATTTTACACTAACGTTCAAATGGTCGGGAATCAATTCCTTGTCCGTGGTTATGAAAATGGCGAACATTTCATGACTCGGGAGAATTTTTACCCGACTCTTTTTGTGTCATCAAAAAAGAAAACAAAATACAAGACGCTTGAGGGGCAATATGTTGAATCTGTTCAACCTGGACTTGTTAGAGACTGTAGGGAATTTATCAAAAAGTATGAAAATGTAGATGGATTTAAAATCTTTGGTAATGATAGATATATCTGCCAATACATTTCGGAAATGTATCCTGAAGATGAAATCAAGTTTGATATCAATAAAATCAAATTGGTAACACTTGACATTGAGGTTGCTTCAGAGAATGGATTTCCAGATGTAGAATCTGCTGCAGAAGAAGTTCTTCTCATTACTATTCAAGATTATTCTTCAAAACAAATTCGCACTTGGGGTCTTGGACCTTTTCAGAATGAGCAAAAAAATGTAATTTATCGTTCTTTTAAAACTGAATATGAACTACTAAATGATTTTATTCATTGGTGGATGGACGAAGAAAATATTCCTGAAGTAATTACTGGATGGAATAGTGAACTTTATGATATTCCTTACTTAGTTCGTAGGATGGATAGAGTTCTTGGTGAAAAATTGATGCGGAGAATTTCTCCTTGGGGACTTGTTACTGAACGTGAAGTGTTTGTTGCTGGTAGAAATCAAATTTCATATGATGTTGGTGGAATTACTCAACTTGATTATCTGAATCTTTATAAGAAATTTACTTATAAAGCACAAGAATCTTATCGTTTGGATTACATTGCTTCTGTTGAACTTGGTGCTCAAAAACTAGACCACTCTGAGTTTGATACCTTCAAGGATTTCTATACTAAGGGTTGGCAAAAGTTTGTAGAATATAACATCGTTGACGTAGAACTTGTTGACCGTCTGGAAGACAAGATGAAACTGATTGAACTTGCAATCACCATGGCTTATGATGCAAAGGTAAACTATGCCGACGTATTCTTTCAAGTCCGTATGTGGGATAATATTATCTACAATTATCTCAAGAAGAGAAACGTTGTAATTCCGCCAAAAGAGAGAACTGAAAAGAATGATAAGTATGCGGGTGCTTATGTAAAGGAACCTATTCCAGGTGTGTATGATTGGATTGTTAACTTTGACCTTAACTCACTATATCCTCACCTGATTATGCAATCAAACATTAGTCCTGAAACTCTTCTTGATGAGCGGTGTCCTAATGTTTCTGTGGATAAAATCTTAAATCAGCAAGTATCCTTTGAAATGTATAAGGATTATGCAGTATGCCCTAACGGCGCAATGTTCCGTAAGGACTTTCGTGGAATCCTCCCAGAACTAATGGAGAAGATGTATAATGAACGAGTCATCTTCAAAAAGAAAATGCTTAAAGCAAAGCAGCAGTATGAGAAGACTCCTACTAAAGAACTGGAAAAGGAAATCGCCAGATGTAACAACATTCAAATGGCGAAGAAGATTTCTCTTAACTCTGCTTATGGTGCTATTGGTAATCAGTACTTCAGGTATTACAAATTAGCAAATGCTGAGGCAATCACTCTTTCAGGACAAGTCGCAATTCGTTGGATTGAGGCAAAACTGAATGAATATATGAATAAAATTCTTAAAACAACGGATGTAGATTATGTTATTGCTTCTGATACTGATTCTATCTATCTCCATATGGGTCCTTTGGTTGACCGTATATACGAAGGGAGAGAGAAAACTACTGAGAGCATTGTTAACTTCCTTGATAAGATCGCTAAAATGGAACTTGAAAATTATATTGAAAGTTCTTACCAAGAATTGGCCGACTACCTAAATTCTTATGAGCAGAAGATGCAGATGAAACGGGAGAACATTGCTGACCGTGGAATCTGGACTGCTAAGAAACGATACATTATGAATGTGTGGGATAGTGAAGGAGTTCGTTACTCTGAACCTAAACTCAAGATTATGGGTATTGAGGCAGTCAAATCTTCTACTCCAGCACCTTGTCGTAAAATGATTAAGGATGCCCTCAAGATTATGATGAACGGTAGTGAAGATGAGGTTATCGACTTTATTGAGAAATGTAGGTCTGATTTTAGAAAATTGCCTGCAGAATCTGTTGCTTTCCCACGAACAGCATCAGATGTAAAGAAATATCAATCATCTTCTGACATTTATGTGAAAGGAACTCCTATTCACGTTCGTGGGGCACTTCTTTTTAATCACTACATTAAAGAGAAAAAACTTACAAATAAATATTCACTTATTAATAATGGTGAAAAAATTAAGTTCATTTACTTGAAAAAACCCAATCCTATTTACGAGAATATCATTTCATTCATTCAGGATTTTCCTAAGGAACTTGGACTTGACAGATACATTGACTATGACCTACAATTTGAAAAAAGTTTCCTAGAACCACTGAAGGCAATTCTTGATTCAATTGGTTGGAAGGTTGAAAAAACGACAACATTAGATTCTTTCTTTTCATAACATATGGATTTTCTTAAAGATATTGTAAAAGAGATTGGTAACGAATATGTCCAACTCGCATCTGAAATAGATGAAACAGAAAATTTCGTTGACACAGGTTCTTACATTTTTAATGCCCTTGTTTCGGGGAGTATTTTTGGTGGGGTTTCTGGTAATAAAATCACTGCAATTGCAGGGGAGTCTTCTACAGGAAAGACCTTTTTCAGTCTTGCTGTGGTTAAAAATTTTCTTGACAATAACCCTGATGGATATTGCTTATACTTTGATACTGAAGCAGCAATTACTAAATCACTACTAGAAAGTCGTGGTGTAGATACTTCACGGACAGTTGTTGTGAATGTAGTGACTGTAGAAGATTTCCGTGGAAAGGCACTTAAGGCAGTAGATATATATCTTAAGAAACCCGTTGAAGAACGAAAACCTTGTATGTTTGTGCTAGACTCCTTGGGAATGCCTTCAACTGAGAAAGAGATTACTGACGCACTTAACGACAAGCAAGTTCGTGATATGACCAAATCTCAACTGGTCAAGGGTGCGTTTAGAATGCTTACTTTGAAGTTGGGGCAAGCAAACATTCCAATGATTGTGACCAATCACACTTATGATGTTATCGGTGCTTATGTTCCTACTAAGGAAATGGGTGGGGGTAGTGGTCTTAAGTATGCTGCTTCTACCATCATTTATCTCTCAAAGAAAAAAGAGAAGGATGGAACGGAAATCGTTGGAAACATTATCAAGGCAAAGACTGCTAAGTCGCGTTTAAGCAAGGAGAACAAAGATGTGGAAGTACGTCTCTACTATGATGAGAGAGGATTGGACAGATATTATGGCCTCTTGGAACTTGGGGAACTTGGAGGACTTTGGAAGAACGTTGCGGGAAGGTATGAAATGGATGGGAAGAAGATTTATGGAAAAACAATTCTTGCAAATCCCGAAGAATACTTCACCGAAGAAGTAATGCAAAAACTTGACGAAATTGCCAAGCAAGAATTTAGTTATGGCAATTGAACTTAATGATTTAATTTGCGTTTATGATGATGTATTATCAGAAGATATTTGTAAATCTGTAATATCTTTTTTTGAGGATAATGTTGATTTTCACGAAAAAATTGATGATGATAAGTGTCCATCATTTACACAATTAAATTTTACTGAAATTTCCAATAAATCTAAAAAAACTGAACTTCATAGTAAAGTTTTAAAAAAAATTATTGAACATAAAAGTATCTACTATGAGTATATTGATTCAAGGTGTTTTCCAGAAGAAAATACTTTTGAACAATTTAGAATTAAAAAATATAATAATAGTGGAGAAGAACTATTCGACACTCACGTAGATGTTAAAGATTACTCTTCTTCTAGAAGATATCTTTCTTTTTTACTCTATCTTAATGATGTTACGGAAGGTGGTCAAACTGCTTTCAGGGACTTGACCATTCAACCAAAAACTGGTAGATTGGTCGTCTTCCCACCTTTGTGGATGTATCCTCATAAGGGTCATCCACCAATAAGCAATGAGAAGTACATTATGAGTACATATTTACATTACAAGTGAGGATTGATGCAGAGAGTAGAAAATACCATTCTAAAGAGTCTAATTTATGATGAAGATTATTCAAGAAAAGTAATTCCTTTTATCAAGAGTGAATATTTTAATGAAAAGACTGAAAGAGTTCTATTTGAAGAAATCTCAAACTTTATTGTAAAATATGGAACTTCTATTACAAAAGAAGCATTATACATTGAGGTTGATAACCGTAGAGATTTAACTGAATCTGAGGTGAAGACTGTTAGGCAGATTATTTCTGAACTAGATGATTTACCTTCAGATAAAACTTGGTTATCCGAAACTACAGAAAAATGGTGCCGTGATAGAGCAATCTATCTTGCCCTTATGGAGTCAATTCAAATTGCAGATGGTAATGATGAAAAGAAAGGTAGGGATGCAATCCCCCATATTCTTTCTGAAGCACTGGCAGTTTCATTTGACAATCATGTAGGTCACGACTACATTGAAGATTATGAAGAGAGATACGAAAAACTACACAGAAAGGAGAATAAAATTGAGTTTGACCTTGAATATTTTAACAAAATTACCAAAGGTGGTTTGCCTAACAAAACTCTTAATGTTTGCTTAGCAGGAACTGGATGTCATGGAAAGGGCACTAAAGTTCTTTTGTATGATGGTAGTGTAAAAAATGTTGAGGATATTAAATGTGGAGATTTTTTAGTTGGCGATGATGGGATGCCAAGAGTTGTAAATTGCCTAATTAGGAATAGTGGGCAAATGTACAAAATTAATATTAATGAGACTGGTGATGAACTTATTGTTAATGAGGATCATATTTTATCTTTAATCAATACTCAAACCAAAAAAATTATTAATATTACTGTAAGAGATTATTTAAGCAAATCTAAAAGATTTAAACATTTACACAAATCTTATTATATAAAATCTCAAATTCCATTTTCAAATAAAAATTTATTGATAGATCCATATTTTATGGGTATTTACCTAGGTGATGGGCACACACATAATCTTTCATTAACAAGTGCTGATAGTGAGATTTTAGAATATGTAAAATATTATATTTCTGAAAATTTTGATTATATTGATATCAAAGAATATAATAATGGTTCAAAAGCAACTACTCTAAAAATGACAGATAATTGCTATAATGGATTTTCACAAAAAACAAATAGACTTTCAGAAATATTCAAGTCTTATGGATTAAATATTACTCAACTTAAAAATAGAACAAAATGCGGAGAAAAATTTATTCCATTTGAATATAAAACTTCATCTATTGAAGATAGACTTCAATTAATTGCTGGGTTAATTGATAGTGATGGGTATAAAATTAAAAATGGTTGCTACTCAATAACAACAAAGTCAAAAATTTTGGCAGATGATATTGTTTTTGTTTCTAGAAGTCTTTGTTTTGGTTCTAAAATTACGAAAAAATATGTAAAGGGGTCTTTATACTATAATATTTTAGTCACTACAACTCCAAGTTCTCCTAAAGTCATACCCTGCAAAATAAAAAGAAAGCAGTCCAATGATTGTTATACAAAAAACAAAAATCCATTGCACAAATCTTTTATGATTGAAAAATTAAATGTTGATGATTATTATGGATTTAATGTGAGTGGAAACAATCTGTATTGTTTAGATAATTTTATTGTTACACACAATACAGGAAAGTCTCTCTTTATGTGTCACGTAGCAGCATCAGTTCTACTTCAAGGTAAAAATGTTCTATACATTACTTTGGAAATGGCAGAGGAGAAAATTGCTGAACGAATTGACGCAAACCTACTGAACGTAAATATTCAAGACCTCTTTAGTCTATCTAAAAATACATTTGAAAGTAAAGTAAAGAACCTCGCAAAGAAAACGCAAGGTTCTCTTATTATCAAAGAATATCCAACTGCATCTGCTCACAGTGGACATTTTAAGGCACTTCTTAATGAACTTGCACTTAAGAAGTCATTTAGACCTGATATTATTTTCATTGATTACCTTAATATTTGTGCTTCCTCTAGGTATAGGGGAAACAGCAATATTAATTCTTATTCATATATCAAGGCAATTGCTGAGGAACTTCGCGGTCTGGCAGTGGAATTCGATGTTCCCATTGTCAGTGCTACCCAGACTACCCGTAGTGGTTTTGGTTCTTCTGACGTTGAACTTACTGATACTAGTGAGTCCTTTGGTCTCCCTGCTACTGCTGATTTTATGTTTGCCCTTATTAGCACTGAAGAGTTGGAAGAACTTGGGCAGATTATGGTAAAACAACTTAAGAATCGTTATAATGACCCAACAATCTATAAACGATTTGTTCTGGGAATTGACCGTGCAAAGATGCGTCTTTACGATTGCGAACAATCCGCACAAAAAGACCTACTTGACAACGGAGACGATACGGGGTATGATGATGAAGAACAACCCCAATCATTTAAAAAGAAATTCGGAGGATTTAAATTTTAATGGAAAACGCAAAGCACGTTAATTTTGATAAGTATGCTGAATTCGTAGATGCCGTAACTTCTGATGCATCTAAAGAATTCCTTGCCCTTTCCGAACGACTGGTGGCACTTGATGAAAAAGGTGCAAATATTGAACGACTTCTTACTGCTGCCGTTGGTATTAATGCTGAAGGTGGTGAGTTTATGGAGATTGTAAAGAAAATGGTATTCCAAGGGAAACCATATAACGAAGATAATCGTGAGCACCTGATTATCGAACTTGGTGATATTATGTGGTATGTTGCTCAAGCCTGTATGGCACTTGAAGTTAGTATTGATGATGTCGTTGCTCGTAATGTTCAAAAACTTCTGAAACGATATCCAGAAGGTGCTTTTGATGTTTATTTTTCTGAAAACCGTGCTGCTGATGACCGATGACTAAACAAAAACAAGTAACAGTTGAAATTGAAATGGATTTTCGCTCTGCACTAGAAGTTCGTCAAGTTCTTCATGAGCATCAAAAAGGACACAGTTATGAGTTTGCATCAGAACGAATTAATGATATTCGCAAAGTGATTCAAGAGTTTGATGATAAAATCAATGCTGTTGTTGGTGAATATCATCCTTGTACCGTTGCTGACGAGTAGTAAATAATCAACCCCCCGATAGGGGGGTTTTTATTGATAAATATTTCTATGAAGTTTAGTAGGAATAACTAACAATGGGAGACTCTGAAATATTGTTAGCGATAAATTCTATTTTGTCTTCATATCAAACTAAAGTTGTTAAAGCGGGCCCAAAAGTAGATAAAATTAGAATTATTACTGCTTCTAGAGCAGATGCCCAGGATTCAATTTCTAGGCAACTAAAGACTAAAAAAATACCTTTCAAGAATGAAATTGATAAAAGTGAGTCTTCTTTTCCAGTAACAAAAATAGAACTGCCAAAATCTAAATCAGTAACTAAACTAATTTATAAAAAACCTTCTGGTGGTGGTTCGGGTGCCGGAGCAGCTTTAACAAAGATAACAGAATCTGCTCAAGCACTTTATGCTGCATTGGTATTTAATGTCTTAAAAAGAGAAATGAGCATTAAAGATGTTACGAAGGAAAACTTTTTAAGAGCGGCTTCTAGTGCTTCTATTGATACTTCAGTAGTTGAAATAATGAATAACCTTCCTGATGACTGGATTAATTCATCAATTGCGGGAGCAAATGCTTTATATAAAAAGTTTAAAAATGGAAAAAAATATACTTTTCACAGAGGTTCTGGTCAAGTTAATTTAATAGAATCTACCTTTACTAGAATTAATCGACAAGAAAAGGCATTTGGTAATCTTAATAAATGGAGTCCAGCAGATATTTACATGATTAGTAGTGATGCCAATGTTTCCGAGATACAAAGTGAAAATACCTTAAAAGGTTTA